CGGCACATAAGCAGTCATGCCGTAATCTGCCGCCACAGATTCTACTGTGGATTTATATGCCAATACTGCAGCGCTGAGATTTACGGCAGAAGCACTGCCGTCTACACCGGTACCGTTGACAGAATAGCCGCCAGTGCGGTCAATAATTAAAAATTGCTGGCCGCCGGGCATCCGTAAAAGAGTAACGCCTTCATCTTTCTTGAGAGAATTGTAAACATTCACAGAGGTTTTAGTACCGTCTGCCGAATCCATCTGAATCTGAAAATCAGTGACATTTCGAGACAGTTGCAGCTGAGACTGTGGAATAAACGTCTTTTGATCTATTTTAATGGACAACGGAGATACTGCATTCACAGTTCCATACAAAATGGTTGCTGGTTTGCCAGCGTTCACAGTGTCCTTCACAATTTGCTTAATGGTTTTCAATAATTCATTCGCTGGCATTGAATACGCCTCCTTCCAGGGATAAATCCATTAAATGTACGTTGTTGCTCCACTTATGGGTAGCCTTGTCCACGATCATCCAACCGTTCTGCATAACTTCCCCCATACTCATTTTTACATATACACTGCTTCCTCCCCGTACACGGTTATCACCTTTTATCCCTTTGATGGTGACATTTCGCCGAACGGCATTGTACAGCTTTAACAAATCGTTTACCTTTGAAACTGCGTTGGACGCGTCATTTGTCGTTGTATCGTAATACTGTAGGACACCCCATTTGTTGATACTATTGCTGTCCTTCGCTATATACACATCTCGGCTGCTTTTGGTGCTGTCCGTATAAACTAATTTGATCTGATTGTATGTTTCCCCGTCAATGCTGCTCTGAATGCTGTAATCCTCTGCAGAACCATCATCCAAAAGAATTGGCACTCGCATGTCATATGCATCTTTAAGCACTAACTTCCCGAAATCGTCATATAGGATGTATAACTCATTTTGTTCGATTAGTACAGCATCCAGTGCGTCTCCAATGATATCAAAATATGTTTTATTGTCGCCGTTATAAGTTTTCATGGTATATCCGGTATCTGGCAAATCTCCGCAAGTGAGGTCCATGCCGTTTGCAATTCTGCGGATTAGCTTGTCTGCTTTCCAGTTTTCATAGATGATTGTATCCTTATTCTTGAGGTACCGGAGCTGGTCATAAGCTGTTACCTTAATTTTACCGTCTTTGCCATGCTGCGTAGTGAATACAAAGCCGCGAAACAACTTCCAACTATCCCAGTCACGCAGCTCCACAATGTCGCCTGGATCAATCACATGGTTTGTATACATCTCCCATGTTAATGTACCGGGTGACCCGCTGCGACAGGTTTCCAAAGTCATTCCTTCACAGACGGCCGGTTCATACCATGCTCCACGGTTAAGGTAACGCAATTTTAGCATGATTGCCTGACTCATGGAATGGTCAGCACCTCTCCCGGGTAAATCCACCAGCCGTTTGAGCTGCTGGCACGACCGTGTTTTTTGGCCGTGGTTTCAATCGTTGCTTGATTGGCAGCATATATTTTAGCCCATTTTGCACCATCTCCATATTGTTTTCTGGCAATCAGCCAAATCGTGTCTCCAGAATGCACGGTATAAATTTTTTTAGCTGGGGACTTACTAACTGTACGCGCTGTTTTTACGACTGCTTTGACGGTCCCATTTGTGGTTTGTGTGATTTGATAAACCTTCGAATTGTAATCTTCGTAGGTCTTTAAATTAAAATTAATTGTCAGGTCACTGCCCTCTTCCGCATCTTCCACCTCTTCATAGTCTTCCATGGATACCCGTAAATTGGTGTCCCATAAAGCAATTCCACTGGGTGACGTCCGAGTCACAATAAACCGAAAGGGTTGTTTCGACGTTTTCAGTTTTTCGAAAAAGTTCAACCATTCGCCCGGTGTTTTACTCGCGGCCGCTTCATTCATGAACGGATACGCCGTGAGAATTGGGAAAAATGTTGAAAAGGAAATATCGGTCAGCCCCGGTGCTTTTAACCGGTTTATAGTAACATCGTTAATCAGACTGGCTGTTTCATTTTGGTTGTTAATTTTTATGGTCAGCTTTGATGGCGCAATCGGTAACAATGCCCCGGCCATGTAGAACTTATACATCAGGAATTATGCACCCCCTCGGCGCTAGACATAGCTGCCTCGAACAGTGTTTTGTTCATTTTGTCGAGTACACCATCCACATCGATGTCGGATGCCATGTTCTGCGTCACACCGCCAAGATTCACTGCAATCTGTGCTGTAGTTAAACGGTTGATAGTATCCCGCTCGGCGATATCGCGTAAGTATTTCAAGTCCTCTTTTGTTTTTGCGGTCGCATTTGCGACTTTACTCGTATTGCCTTTGATGTCAGATAATGCAGGCCCAGATTTTCCACACATTTCGTTTTTAATATCGTCAATCTGGTTTTTCATGCCAAATAGGCCAGGCACTTTAGTGTCAACGCTTTGACCTGCCTTGTAACCGGACGCTGCAGCACTGGAGTAGGACATATAGTCCCAATTTTTAGCGTATTCTTTCCAACCAGCTGCACTCTTTGTCTTGTCTTGATAGCCTTTTACAAAGTTATAGACGCCATTTAGTCCACTGGTCAGGTTAACTTTCATACCTGGTATTTTATTAATAAGCGTTTCAATTCCAGAAGCCAAGTTCTTAATGTATCCCAAAACGCCGAGGACCATATCAAGAAACAGTACTTTGATAGCCGCAACCGGATTCTTAAACACATTTCCAACAAAGTTTGCTAGTGAGACAAAGCCATTATGGATTGGCACAACAAAAGTATTGTAGATATGTGCCCCTAAAACAGCAAAAACTCCAAAAATAATTCCAGTTGCCGAAATGCTGGTGCCTTTCAGCTTGTTGATGGCAGCGACAGCAATATAGATTGCAGCAACGACAGCAATAATGCCAAATACAACCCACGTTGCAGGGCAGGCAAGCAAAGCTGCATTCATGCCAACCTGAGCACCGGTTGCGGTTGTAGTTGCCGCTGCCTCTGTCAATGTCGCACCGGCCTTAATAGCAGCACGTGCGGCAGAAATAGCGGCCAATCCGTTGTGGATTGCTTCGGCAGCATTGTGCAGCAGTGTGACCGTTTTTAGAATTGTCATGGCACTGGCAACGCCCAATATAATAGGTGCCAGTATCTTCCAGTTTCGTGCTGCAAAATTTCCAACCTGTGCAATCATTTGAAACACTTGTAATATCGCATTCGCAATCTTCGGTAATGCTTGTGCAACATGAGCCGTAAATTCCGCAAACTGCGGGCTATTGGCAAACTGATTCATCTTTTGTAAAACAGGCTGCATTGCACCCAACGCATAGTTTTTGAACGATGTCCAAATTTGCCCAAACGTTTTGGGCATGGAATTGAATTTAGCGTTTGTTTCATTTGCAGAGGAAAGCAGGGCGTTTTTGACAACTTCGGCAGTAATCTTGCCCTGCTCTGCATACTGCTTGATGCTGCCCTGAGGAATTTTCATATATTTCTCAATCGCACGTGCAATTTCAGGTGCTTCCTCCAATATGCTGTGCAAATCCTGTCCGCGCAGTGTACCGGATGCCATAGCTTGTGTTAGCTGAGTGATAGCATATTGCGACTCTTGAGCCGACGCACCTCCTATAACAAGTTGTTTATTAAATTGCTCCATAAAGGCTATGATTTCATCATTGTTATTAAACGCGTTTCCGGCATTTAATGCCATTTTGGTAATCGCTTGTGCAGTGTCAAAATACGATGCACGAGCACGATTTGCAGATGACATGATTTTTTCTTCAGTAGCCTTTGCACTGCCGCCGCCCGTAACCATCAGATTTATACGGCCCTGTGTCTGCGCTAATTTATCTGAAACACCGATTGCATTTTTTATTCCCTGCATACTCAGGTAAGTTGCTGCAAGACCTTTTATCTTTGACCACAGCATACCCGTAGAATCTGTAGTGCGTTTTACACTTGAAGTATATTGATTTTGCTGCTCTGTACAGTTTTTAATGCCTTGACCGATTTTTTCATATTCTCTGGACGCATTATTCAGCTGCTCTTTTGCAGCATTCAGTGCTTTTGCTTCCACCATGTTTCCGGATGCCGCCTGTACGTGCTGCATACTGCCTATCATGGTGTTCATAGCGCCGGTAATATTGCGAAGTACAGGGCTCATTCCGTCGTAAAGTCGAATTGATTGTGATATGGTCGACATGCTTTTATCCTCCTGCCTGCGCTTCTCTGGCTGCCTTTGCTTCATCTCTCACTTTGATGTCTATACATTCTTGTATAAACGCTTTTTCTCTGTCTGGCAACGCCATATATGTACTCGGCAACATGTGAATTTTCACAAAACAATAAAAGGCGTAATTTGCGTCAGCATCTGCAAACTCGCCCTCTATTAGTTTTTTGCGTTGTCTTTCAGTTCATCCATGTCCGGCTCATATCCGTTGACTTCGGCCACTTTTGCCGCATAGTCATCGTATTCACCACCCACACACAGCAGTGCATGTAAAAGCGCTTCTGCGCCTATAACACCGTAACTGTCCTGCAGTGTTGCATCGTTGAGATCTGGAAAAACGGTAGACGTCACAGCCAAAGCTTCCATATATTTTTCTTGATCTGTCATCTGTGTATAATAAGTCTTTTTTGTTGGCAGCTTTACCATACGAGAACACTTTTCCCGCAGTTTTGCGATAGTGCCGGACGGCAGCGCCTTGATTTCCCATTCCACCGGCTTGCCCGTGCTGGGGTCCGTGATACGGTCAGTAGCTGCATACTTAACATTTTCCGGTAACTTTACATTACCCTTCATAAATGCAGCCATGCTGGCCACCTGCGCTGGCTTCGTAATTGTTTCGTTGACAGAAACTGTAGTGTCAATATTTGCATCCATATTGAGTACCTCCCGTTAAGCAATTCCCATTGGTGTTTTGAATGTTTCCGGCATCTGTACGCCTTCAAAAGTGAACGGTACCTCTTCATCCAGAAAGTTTTCTGAACTTGCATCAAACTGAGCAAAGACGATTTTATCCAAATTACATCCCTTTAGCACAACTGTTTGCCTGCCGACACTGGATGTCGGGTCCTCATTCGTAGTCTGAATATCAAAATAGAAGTCTTTGCCTGTATTGATGTACTCCAACATCAACGTGCGGAAAATAGATTCCACTGTATGAAGTGTCATGGTGCCGGTCCCTTTGCCGCCCACAGCTTTATTCCCCCGCGTAGTACGTCCCAGTATTGGGACGGCTTTTTTTGTTTTTTCATAAGTAGCAGACAACTTAGTAGCATGAATAAAGTTGTATCGTTTTCCATTAATAGTTACATAGCACTCTGCCAGTGAAGACGAAATAGCATCACTAGACTGGAAAAACGTAGAATTTGGCATATTTTATCCCTCCCTTAATTTACAATTACAGTCATATACATCTGTTCCATTGCTGCTACAGGTGTAATGGTTTCAGACAGAACAACGCTCTTTTTGGTATCACCTTGTGTGACGGATATATTTGTAGGCTGAAAATCAGTAATCGCCCCCATTGATACCAGCTGATTATTGTAGGTGATGACATCGCTGGAAAAGCTGGAACGGCCGGATGCATCGTTTGGAATTTTGTCCAGATACTTGTCACGGAAAAGTGACCCCATATCATTTGCAATTTGATCCAGCACACGGACAACCTGATTATTTTGAAAAGATGTACCCTTATCAGGCGTCAAGGTAATAAGGGTATTAATATCTGTCAAAATATACAAATTGCCATTTATACGATGCAGCATCAGTTTTCCGGCCCAAATCCCACTTTCAAGATCCTGCTGGGTATAATCGGCACTGACGGTATATTCCCCGTTATATTCTTTGTTTCCGCAGGTGCTGCTGATAGAGCACGCCGCTTCAAGTCCAGAAAGCCAATATACAAGGCCATAATCTGGCTCACCATCTCCAATGCAGGCATTTTCCACACTGATAACGCCTTCATAATCTGCGGAACTGACACGATATCCCACCATCTGAAACTTTACGCCGACGGTATCCCGCATGCGCTGTACAAAAGATTCAAATAGTTTTTCTGTATCCGAATCATCAGTTGGGCATCCAAGAATATGAAAATTATAGGACTCAATTTTGTTGAGAAAATTCTGATAATCATTACCGGTAATGGTACCATTAGTACCACCTGAAAGGGGAGTACCGGCCGTTGCTGCAAGGGTGGCATCATCTTTCCATATCACAAAATCGTTGTCCTGCAGGGCAGCCGCATTCGCTACTGCTGTCTGCTTTTCAACCGCCACACCTGCTAAAATCGTGCTGACATCAAACTTTGTTGTATCGTCCACATTCACCTGAATCATAATTTGAATATCATTCCCACGGGTACCGCCGTATTTAGCGGTTGCAAATGTGTTCTGCGCTTTTGCAGCTACCCCCAGTTTAAAAGCAAGCAGTTTCGTCGCGTGGTGAAAAATCTCCCGAATAGGAAGGAGCTCCACAGCATTGTAATCATATCCAAAGATAGACTTTGCATGCCGGGAAAAGTCATCCGCTGTTACTGAAAAGACTTCTCCGTCTGGTCCCCAATCAAGCTGCAGCGGCATCGCCACAATCCCGCGGTCGGACAGCATGGTCGATGCCTGTGCCGCAGATACAAAATTGATATAGGCTCCGGGAAGCACTTTATCCTGTGCTGTAAATGTACCGCCTCCAAGTGCCATTATTGAATCACTCCTTTCAGGTATTTGTCTAAGGCCGCCTGCACTTGTTCGTGCGTATAGGTTTGACCATCTTGCAACAATGCAGCCAGCAAATCGTGTCGGCTGGCATACCGCTTTGCAGACAGCAATTGCTTTTTGGTGTAGGCTGCTGCAGACTGGACCGTTGTATTAGTTGTATCGGCCATAAAAATCACTCCTTTACTTCCTGATCTTGCGTAAGATTTTCCATCATTTGAGGCGTTTCCTCAGATGGGCGCAAAATCACATTGTAATTTACAAACAAGTGCAAATTTCCGTTCTGCACCGCATACTTGATATTTGAGCCGCGGATTTTCTGGCCCGATTGCAGTGTCAGCACCCGTAGAATGGGGACGAGCTGCTCTGCCAAATCATACAGGCTGTTCCTTCCCTCATCATTAGCGGGAAAATACTGCAAATCAAATGGCTGCATACGCATCTCCTGCCCCATAATTTGAGGAACAGTATCCAGTTCTAAAGGCTGTACAAAAAAGCAGGGCGGGTTAAATTCCTGCTCTGCTTCGCTGTCGTAAAATGCTACATTTTTGACCGTCGCCGCTGCGGCGGAAATACCCTGTATAATATCATTTACCATCTAGCATCTGCTCCATATATTTCGCCAGTGCGTGTTCAATCTTCGCTTCCATGCCGTTTTGCACCTCGTTTGCGGAAATGGTCATCATAAATTTGCCGGGCACCCACGATTTTTTCAGCCGTTTTCCAATGGCAGGCACAAATCGTCCTGGCTCTTGCCGATGTCCGTATTCCACATATGCCGCATACAGTACGCTGTTTGATACCTCAACTACATAAGTATCTCCCTCTTTGCGTACAGCGGATGCGGCCCATCCTCGTCTTAACGTACCACCATGATGTAAGGTAAAAGTGTATTTTTTTCCCTTAACCGTATGAAATTTTTTCTTTCCGTCTTTCGTACGGTATTGTACAGTACGCGCTTTTCCCCGCTCTGTTTGTGTGACGGACTGGCCAACCGGCGTCCGTTTGATGCACTTACGCAGCAGTTCTGCCGCTAACTGCTGTGATATATCCCGACAAAATTCATCCAAGTCGGAAGCCATCTTTTGAAACCGTTGCGCAAATTCCTCAAACTCGTGGAAATCGAATTCAACGTCGCTCATTATGCCCACCTACGAAACAATTTCAGCGTAATTTCCGTGTGACTCTCATATACGGCAGGCTGCCCGCTTTGACTGTAGGCTGTAGTCTGGCCGTTCTGTGTCACAACCAATTTACTGCCCGGTTTAATTTCAACGTCCGGCGGAAGAAACAGTTTCGTAACCTGTGTCAGGGCCGCCCCGCCGCCGTCCGCACTGTCTGCAGCGGGAATTGACCCATAGGACAGGCGGCACGGCTGGTCGGTTAGCACTGTTACCTCTTTGTAGCGTGTGATTGCACCATCAAGGTATTTTTGATACTCTACTACATCACACCTTCCGGTATACAGCGTCCCCAACGCTGCCCGGACCGTATCCATCATGCTCATATTTACCACACCAGCTTTCTGTATTTTGCAAATTCGCTTTCTCCGGCATTTTGCAGGGTTGCAATGGCTGCTGCCATACGCTGCGTAAGACTGCTTCCAATGGAAAGCTGTACAGTGGTGTCGCCCTCTTTGATAGACTGCACCGCCGCCTGCGTGGTTTCATCGCTCAGCTTTCCTGTACTGTACTTCGCCTGCAAAAATTCCCCGCAGGCACGGTCCACTTGTGCATAATGCAGACCGTCTGGCACCGTGTCCAGATTGCAGGCATTGCAAATATCCTGCGCCGCCCGGTCAATGCAGTAGGACAGTGCCCATCCATCTTCCGGCTGGACCTCATAACCAAATATCGCAAGGCGGGACTTTACATCATCCAGCACGGCGGTCATTTTGCTGCCGCCTTTTTGCCGGTATCAGTAGGTTCGGCAGGCTGCCTCGGTTCTACCGGGGGTACCGGTTCTGGTGTTTCTGCCAGCGGAGTAGTTTCCTCTACCGTATAACCATGCTCACGAAACCACGCCAAGCGCGTTGGGTTATCACTTTCCCCCACGCCTGCAGCAAACGGCACACCAGCTGAAACACCTGTATACTGCTTATTTGGTGCATAAATCTTTGCCATTGTCAACCACTCCTTACTGTACTTTAATGTTGCGCATAACGGCAGCCGCCTTGGTTGCTTTTAAGACAACAGCCGCCACCAGTTCGACTTCACCGGTCTTTACCGCACCACTGGTTTTGTAGTCCGGCAGCCACTGCTTAACTGGCAGTGCACCCGCTGGAGAAACTGCATGGAAACCGTCAAGGCCAAAGCGTGCAGCATATAGAGATGTGCAGCCCTGGTCTGTACCATCCGCTGTCTTTACTGGTACCACATCAATGTTGCTTCCGGGCTTTGCACCAAAGTTTACCAGCGGAATCCCGGCATAGCTTTCAATCTGCTGGCCGAGGTCATTCTTGGTGGTCTGGTACATAGCTGCACGGCGGGCGCAAGCGCGGATTTTTGCAATTAGTTTGAGATTGCCACCGATGAAAGACGGCGTACCGTCAAGGCCCATCAGGAATTCATCCAGTGCATCCAGAAAGTATTTATAATTCTTATCAATCATATCCGAAGTGGACAGGTCGATAATTGTACTGGGCGTGTATTCCGTACTGGACCCTGCAACCGCTTTTTCCAAGCCATCAAAGGTATTTGCATTGGTTGCAGAATCACCGTTGATGACAGTATCATTGAATAGTGCACTTGCCGCCTTGATTTTCTGCTGCATCTGGAGCGTGACCTCATTTGTGATACCACCCATATCCGCAATGACGCGGTCAATCTGGAAGCTGCCGCCGAAAATCTTGAGGTCAACGGATTGCCGGTCTTTGGTAACTTCCTGCGGTGCGTATTCATGGTTGACTTCACGGAATTCAGCAGTCGGCTGAGTCGTCAAGCGGGTATAACTGTAGGTCATGGTCGCGCCGCCGCCCTGCGGGGAAACGCAGTCATCAAAGGTCAGGTTGTTCATAAGGAAATTGCTCTTACGGAATTCGTCAATGACGAATGGCGACAGTTTATCCTGTGTGTTTTTCTTTGCTTCTTCAAGTGTTACGGGCATATTTCATCATCCTTTCAGTTTGTGCCCTCAGCGCTCTGCTGGGCGCTGAGGGACATTTCAATTGCTTCAGCCATTGTTTTCGGCTGTTCGTCACTGTCCTGCGGTAAGCCATCCCTGTTCTCTGCAGGCTTAAAGCCCTTAAAAGTAGGCTTTGCGTCTGCTGCTCTGAACAGCATCTTGCTATCCTCAGCTTTTTGCAGCTTCTGAATTTGGTCGGACAGACCTTTCAGGCTGCCGTCCTCTGCAAATTCTGCCTTCTCCGGGTCAAGCCCATTCTGCTTCAGTAAAAATGACACGGCCGGAACATTAATAGCGCCTGCTTTTGCAAGTGCCAGCTGAACTGCGCTGCCTACTTTCTGCTCTTTAAGCTGCTTTTCATAGTCGGATTTGTTGGTAGCGTTCTGTGTCTGCAGTTCGGTAATGGTCTGCTGCAGCTTTTCCGGGTCAGCCTTTTTCAGCTGCTCAATCTGGGTATCACGGATAGCAACGTCCTTTTCCAACTGCTTTTTGGTGGCATCCAGTGTGTCATATTCGGTCTTTTTGATGTACTCTTTCAGCTCTTTAGCGGACTCGGCAGCGACTTTTTCGGCTGCCGCATCATCAAGGCCAAGTGCTTTTAACTGTTCTTTTGTCATTGGTTACCTCCTGATTTTAAGTATGAAAAAAGCAGCCATATGGCTGCCTGCTTCTGATTTATGAAAAATTAAAGCCTATGCATGCTGTTTTGCCCACTCGTCATAGGTCATATTCTCCGGCACATAGTAGGTCTTGCCATCCTCGCCGCGGGCGGCACGCTCACCGGGCGTTTCGTCCTCCACCACCGGCGCTTTGCAGCAGCGGCAGCGGGCGTGAAACAGCGGCGCATTGACACCCGGTTTTTCCTCACTGAGTGGGAACTTCTGACCATCCATAGCACCACAGGTGTAGCAGGTGCTTTTGTCCAGCGCGGCAACGACTTCATATTTTACAACGCCAAGTTCCTTGAAATTATCGGATTGCGCTTGATTGGCAAAGTGCGCGGATTCGGTCTGCACCAACGTTTGTGCACGGTTCTCAGACACGCCGAAGCGGTCAGACAAGTGCTTTGTCAAATTGTCTGGCGGGTCGCCGCGAATGATGCCCTGCGTCAGCCCCGCATCCAACTCCTGCACCAACTGCGCGCGGTTTTTCCAGATGCGTTCGCTGAAATCAGAACCATCCGCCGCCCACGGCTTTGACAGCACTTTTTCCACCTGCGCAGTGTCAATCTTTGCGAACGGCGAACCATGTCCGGCACCCTTCTGAACTTCATAGGCGGTGTGGTAGTACGTGGAAGTATAAACTTCTTGGAGCAGCAGGTGCAGACCATCATCAAGATTGCCGGATGCTTCATAAGCGTGCTGCCAGCACTGCAATTTCAACGCTTCATAGCGGCTGATATGTACCTTTGCGCTGGCATTGACAAGCTGCTTTTCCCAATCGGCAGATATGCCGTTTTCTTTGCCGTGCTTGATGTATTTCTCAACGGTCCAGCGGAATTCCTCCAGTTCGTCTTTTTGCAGCATTTTGCGGGCTTCCGCCATGCTGACGCCGTTATTATCCGCAAACTTGGCAAACCAGCGTTCAATGTCGGCCTGCATGGAGCACGCTGCTTTTTTGTATGCCGCGGCAACGTCCACGCCATAGGTATCCGCCTTGTGCATTTCTGCATCCATAAGAGCCGCCATGCGCTTAACCCAATATTCAGCGTTTCGCATTTTTAATCACGTCCGCCGCCATCTTTAGACGCCTTGACGGTGCTTTTCAAAAGGCCTATTGCTTCGCAGTCATGTACATTCATTATCAACCCGTCTCCTTTCCTTTGCAAAAGCAGAGTCCTGCAAGTGCAAGTAATGTAATTGCATGTGTAATGGGGGTTACAGGTTTCTGTGAAATAATGGTTATTAATGTGCATACCAACAATCCACCTGTAATCATAAGATAGACCGTCTTAATTTCCTTGCTCATTATTTTTATCCTCCTGTCCATCTCCGCCATCATGCTGTGGGAACGTCCCGCCGTCGTACATCTGCATATCTTCCTGCTTCTGCTGTTTGAGTTCGGCCAGTTCCTGGTCCACATCATCCACAAACGGATGGTGCGCCAAAATCGTGCGGTCACTGACAAGGCCAACGCTGTCCTTACATTGCTGGATAATGTCGGATTGGTTAATCAGTATGTTGCGGTTGAACGTGATTTTTACCGGAGTGCCGTCAAAATTACCCACCCTGCTGTTTGCAAGATGGGCATTCACAAACCATAAAAGCTGCTCAAAACTGGCCTGAAATTCGGTTTCTGTGGCATTGGCGTCCAAATCAATATCTGAGTACATACTCTGGATATTCATCTGGTTCGGATTGCCGGAAAGCCGGTCGTCCTTGGCATCATAGCCGCGGGCGTTTTCAATCAGTGCTTGTTTAAACAGTGACAGGATTGTTTTGTAATTCTCAGCGTTTAGCTCAACATTGAGTGTTTTTACATCGCCGCCGGGTCCGCTGCTGTCACTGCGCACCTTGACTGCGCCGTAGGTTGCAAGGTTGCGCCGCAACTCTCCGAGGTCTGTGCCGTCATAGTTTGTAACAACCAGAATCGTATTGCGCGGGTCTTCCAGCATCCCATTTTCAAATGCAGATTCCATAAGATTGATAGCATCCTGCAATGGCTTCACGCGCCGAATCAGCGGAATTTCCGCAGCATTTGCTTTCCATGCTACAAGTGGAATTTGCGACCAGTTCAGCGTCTGCCCATCAACCGTCACATATGGTGTATGCCACGGCGCTTCCGGCGTTAAAGCGCCACCGTCATAGATATAATAATCAATGCCGTCCGGCGTGAACGCTTCCACGTGTTCAACTATCTTCTCTGTTTCACCCTCATAGGTTTCAACCTCATAAAGATAAATTGCCGCATCCAGTACGGTGTGCTCCGCGTCCGCCCAAAACGGCAGAATCTGATATGGCTCAAACCGGCGAAACGCAAAGCTGCCTTGTTCGTCATAGTACGGCATCAGCCAGCCAATGCCGCCGTTTAACGCATCTTCCCCCAGCAGTCGCAGCTGCCGCAGGAACGCCGCTCCGAATACCGTTTGCAATTGGGCGGTGTACTGCTTGTCCTCGCTGTCAAAGGTCGGTGGCTTACCCAGCAGGTAGTCCGTTTTCTGTGCAACCATACGAGCATACTGGTTATCCACAATCCGCGCATTCGGCAGGTTATATACAGTCGTTAACTTGCCGTCTTTGCCAATGGCCATACGCTGGTGGTGCAGGATGTCGTGCTCCCCATGCTCATACTTGACACCGGTAATCTGCATTTGGCGTGACGGTGACTGCTTCCATTGCTGTATCTGGCGGGCAAGAAACTGCCGGTCACTCATACGAGTGGCTGCTCCGGCCTGTACAATATTGTTAATGTGTGTTGTCTCGGTCTCACCTTGAAAAGAATAAGGCGTACTGTATCACCTCTTTTACTCAAAACTGAAAGTCGGACCTTGCAGGATGGTGTTCACAAAGTAGCGGATGTCATCCATTGCATGGTCGTTTTCCTTAATAGGCTTGTCCTCCGCTTTTTTATCGTCCCAGCGGTAGGACTTGAATTCTGTAATCGCACCGGAGCAGTTTTCACAAACTGCAATCTTGCCGTCATGAAACGCTGCGGCGGTGCGGCGAATGCCATTTAACACGTCATTGTTCGCCGGCCGAACATAAAACCGGCCATGTCTGCGGATACAGGTAATAAAAGAAGCCGCAGACGGGTCAATCACGACTGCCTGAATCTTACGGTCGCCCGCGAGGTGTTCCAACGCCGTATAATATTCTTCGTCTGTGCGCTGTTGCTGCGTGTCACGGCCACTGTAATAATATTCGTCACAGCGGTACCACACGTCCTGATACAGCCCCCACAGCCCCATGCTGCAAGGATTCAGCGTACCATAATCGCAGGATATGTAATACTGCACATAG